ACTTATCGCGAACTTAAGAACCTGGTGGTCTGGAACAAGACCAATGCCGGCATGGGTTCTTTTTATCGCAGCCAGCACGAGTTGATTTTTGTTTGGAAGAACGGCCGCGGCAAACACATTAATAATGTCGAACTTGGCCGACATGGCCGCAACCGCAGCAATGTCTGGACCTATGCGGGCGCAAACACATTCAAAGCGGACCGGCTCGATGAGCTCGCGATGCATCCGACGGTCAAGCCGGTTGCGCTGGTTGCCGATGCGATTCGCGACTGCTCGCGCCGCGGCGACCTTGTCCTCGACTGCTTCGGTGGCAGCGGCACCACCCTCATCGCTTGTGAGCAGTCACATCGGAAAGCCCGCCTGATTGAGGTTGATCCGGCCTATTGCGATCAGATCGTTCGACGCTGGCAAGAGCTGACAGGAAAGACGGCCGTGCACCAGCTCACCGGCAAGCCCTTCAATAAAATCAAATCTAGGGATGCGGATAATGAAGCGCGATAAATGGCGTAAGGGCAGGGACGAGGAGGGCCGACCCTACGCCATAGGCTATGGCAAGCCTCCCGTGACGTCCCGATTCAAACCGGGCCAGTCGGGCAATGCGAAGGGCCGACCCAAAGGCCACAAAAACCTCAAGACGCTGATCAAGCAGGCGATGACAGCCATGATCACGGTCCAGGAAGGTTCAAGCGGCCGGCGTGTAACCAAGCTCGAAGGGGTTGTCCTGCGTCAGTTGCAAAATGCGCTCAAGGGCAACGACCGCTCTGCGATGGCCGTCATCAAAATGGCAAGCGAGATGGGATTTCTTGAGGATGCCTCTCATACCAACTCTGCCGAGGATAATTTGTCCGTATCCGATGAACGCATTTTGAAAGAGCTTCTTGCGCGTCGCCGTGGAGCAAAACGCTAATGACCAGGCAAAAATCGGCCAAGAAATCCAAGCGGCGTGACAGCGCAGACTACCTTTTAACTCAGTTGAGCGCGGCGGGCCGGCGGCGATTCTTTGAGCTGCAATTGGCGGAGGATTTCTCTGCCTTCGTCATGAAGGTTTTCGAAACCGTCTCAAGCGGCGATGTTTTTCTGCCGAACTGGCACATCGACGCGATGACTTATGCCGCCGGGCGAGTGATGGGTGGAGAGATAACCAGGCTCATCGTGACGGTACCGCCTCGCCATCTGAAATCGATCATTTTCTCGGTCGCGCTGCCGGCCTTCCTGCTGGGCCGTGATCCTACCAAGCGTATTGTGTGCGTGAGTTATTCGAATGAACTGGCCGTCAAGCACGCCAACGATTTTCGTGCCGTCTTAAGCTCGGCCTGGTACCGCCGCATTTTCCAGAATACGCGGATCAGCCGGGATAAGGATACGCAAACCGAGACCATGACGACTGAACGCGGTTACCGGCTCGCCACGTCACTCGGAGGGACGCTAACCGGTCGAGGCGCAGACCTGATTGTTCTGGATGATCCGCAAAAACCTGAGGAGGCCTTGTCGGAAACCGCTCGCAATGGCGCCGCCCAATGGTTCGACACCACGCTGCTGTCGCGCCTCGACTCCAAGTCCGAAGGCGCCGTCGTACTCGTCATGCAGCGGCTGCATCAAGACGACTTGGCCGGGCGGCTACTGGAAAAAGGTGGATGGCAGCACCTAAAAATCCCCGCCATTGCCCAAGGCAACGATGAAGTCGAAGTTGGACATCGGCGAATCTATCGGCGCGAGGCTGGCACAGTCATCGATCCGGATCGCGAGTCGATCGCTGACCTCGAACAGCTGAAAAAAAGCATGGGCGCTTTGCATTTTTCCGCGCAGTACCAGCAGGAGCCCATCCCACTGGAAGGTAATCTCATTAAGCGCCAGTGGTTCAAAGAATATGAGGTCGCACCGGCTTTTACCGACACGGACAAGCTCGTCATCAGTATCGATACTGCGATGAAGGGTGATGAGCTCGCGGATTTTTCTGTTGCCACGGTGTGGCTGGCGCGCGGTGACCATTCTTACTTAATCGATCTGTGGCGCGAGCGCGTGGATTATCCCAACCTCAAACACGCCGTCTGGCGGCTTCGCGAAAGGTATCCAAGGGCAACGCTCCTTATCGAGGATAAAGGTTCGGGAACGAGTCTGATCCAGGAACTGCGCGCGAATAATATTGGGGTAATTGCGATCAATCCCGAAGGCGACAAGCCGACGCGTTGCGCCGCGATCTCGGCCCAATTTGAATCGGGCTGCGTATTCTTTCCCAAGAGCGCACCTTGGCTCGACGACCTCAAGGCTGAGCTGCTCGGTTTTCCCGGCGCCAAAAATGATGACCAAGTTGATTCCGTTACGCAGGCCCTGAATTGGATAGCGCGACGGCGTCAAAATCAGGTGCCCTTTGTGGCGCCGATCATTGTGACCCGGCCGCGTCGATACTTTGGCGATCCCCCAGATAATTGGTGGATGGGACCGTGATCGATGGCGCCTTGGCTGTGCGGGCGCCCTGTCCAGCTAGGCTGCCACCACCTAGAAATACAGCAATAGCCCAGCAACTCGTAGGTGCAACCGCACGAAGGACCGTCTAGCAGGCGCTGGCAATATCGCCACATCAGAGCATGCATGGTGCTCAAGGAGGTGCAAGGCCATGCCGCAGCCCGCCGCTGAAAGTCCTGATATTGAAGCGGAGCTCGCCCAGGTATCGCGGGCTCCGATCAATGAGTTGCGCGAACGATGGCAAACGATATTTCGAATCGAGCAACCACCAGCATTTGGTCCAGATCTGCTTCGCCGAAGTATCGCCCAGCGCATTCAAGAGCGACATTACGGTAGTCTCTCGGCGGGAGTTCAACGTCAGCTCAACCAGACCATCCACGCCTTGGCGAATAAACGTGGCGGTCACATTACGTTGCCTCGAAGAATTAAAACCGGCGCGGTACTGGTTCGCATGTGGAAAGACAAATCGTATCGCGTCACAGTGCTCGATGACGGCTTTGCCTTCGAAGACCGCCTCTACAATAGCCTTTCGGAAATTGCCCGCAAAATTACCGGAACCCGATGGAACGGCCCGAGGTTTTTCGGGCTCCGTCCAGCTAAACAAGAGCAAACCGAACCGGTCGATGAACGACCGCGGCGGCGGGGACGGCCCCCAGTCAGGCGCTCTCACTCGGCTCAAGAGGTGAGCCATGACCGCTAAGAGCACCCAGCCGATGCACTGCGCCATCTACACCAGGAAATCGACCGAGCATGGCATCGAGTTGGAATTCAATTCGCTAGATGCTCAGCGCGAGGCCTGTGAAGCCTATATCAAATCACAAGCTCATGAAGGCTGGCAGGCGATAAGTGAACATTATGACGATCCTGCCTTTTCCGGCGCCTCTTTGGAGCGCCCTGCCTTACAGCGGTTGCTAGCCGACATCGATACTGACAAGGTCAATATCGTCGTTGTTTACAAGATTGATCGATTAACAAGGTCGCTATCGGATTTTGCCAAACTCGTCGAAATCTTCGACAAGAAGAATGTCTCCTTCGTCGCTGTCACCCAGCAGTTCAATACAACAACATCAATGGGTCGCTTGACCCTGAATGTTCTTCTCTCGTTTGCCCAATTCGAACGAGAATTATCGTCCGAGCGCGTACGGGATAAGGTGGCAGCCTCCCGTCGCAAGGGGAAATGGACCGGTGGCGTCATTCCACTCGGCTATGACATCGTCGATAAGAAACTCGCGATAAATCCCGCCGAGGCAGAGACTATCCGCATCATCTTCAAACGCTACCTCGAACTGAAATGCCTGCGCCGTCTCAAAGAAGACCTCGATGACAGAGGCATCATTTCGAAACACCGAAAAGCGCAAGGGAGTGGGGGGCGTCGCATGTCATATGGACCGCTCGCGTATCTGCTTAAAAACCGCACCTATCTGGGTGAGATAGGCCACAAAGGCCAATGGTTCGCCGGCGAGCACGAGCCGATCATCGACCAAGCCACATTCGATCAAGTCCAGGAGCTTATGAAAGCTAACTCGGTCGCGCGACGGCAGAGACGATCTGAGAATGGCGCGCTGTTGGCAGGTCTCGTCTACGACGACCGCGGCAATCGCATGACGCCAAGTTTCACCACCAAACGCGGCGTTCGCTATCGCTTCTATGTTAGTGCTGCCCTTCTCGCGGGTCGCAGACAAGAGGCTGGATCCTTACCGCGGATTTCGGGATGGGATCTTGAAGCTGGAGTGCTTTCCGCCCTGAAGAACAAGAGAACGCCAGACCTGCCTCAAGAAGCTTCGACCGATCGAGAAATCGTAACTAACTTGATCGAGCGCATCGAGGTTGACGAAAAGAAAATCCGTGTGAACTTGAAGACACCGTGCCTCGTTTCAGAGCTCGACACATCGGACCAGCATATGAGCCGTCATATCGACATCGATCGGCTTCAGACTTTGAAGGGCACATTGGTGCATATTGGAGAAAGCGCAAAACGTGGCGACGAGCCCGATACGGCGCTCATTTATGCCGTTGCCAGCGCACACCGATGGACGCGGTTGCTCATGAAGGGGAAGCACACCTCAATTGAAAGTCTTGCCGACTTTATAAACATGCATCCGAAAGTTATTCGAAAGGGCATACGGCTCGCGTTCGTCGCCCCAGAGATCACCAAAGCTATCGTACTTGGGCAACAGCCGAGTACTCTCAGGTTGACTAGTCTTCATGAAGCTGCCGCTCCACTATCTTGGGCCGAACAACGGCGGAGAATTAGGTGTTGATCTGCTAAACTCGCCAGCACTCCAGCGGCAGGGAGGCCTTGACAGCACCTGTTCAGCAGATCGCGAAGACCATGTCAGCGTCTCCGCGGGGGCATGATCAAAAAAGCTTCTAAGCCGGCACTGAGGGCACTAGTTCGATCACTCTGCGCGCTGGACCACACAGTGGATTTACTGTTCGGTCTCCAAAGCCAGACTCCAGAAAACGGGAATAATTTAAGAGTCACGCGGAGAATTTGACCCGAATTTGCGGTGATCGACGGGAATTCGGTAACCAGGAGACTAACGCCGAGCGCAAAAGCCCGCGTTTGGCGGCCCTCCGTCATCTAAAAGATAATATTCTGCAAAAACCTGACTGGCTGGCTGGGGAACTAGGATTCGAACCTAGATTAACGGAGTCAGAGTCCGCTGTTCTACCATTGAACTATTCCCCAACTGGCCGAAGCACCT